ATTCTCTGACAAAATGTCGTAATTTTCGTTATGATAAAATGCAGAAATTGGCATATTCCAAAAGATAGCCCCTATTTCTGATAAGAAATGAAAGTGTAATGGTCTGTTAAGCATTGATTTTACTCCAAAAATATACCCTGACAAATCAAGATCATGTCCGGTATATTTGTTTCTAATGTTGCATAAAATGTATGGAATGTTTGCGTTTAATTGACTCATATTACCAACCAACTCCTCCAAAAGGTGTATATAAATTTTTTACTAAATCTTCCGGTGGTAAATTTAATTTAACCGTATTAATATTACCAAATTCAAAGAAAAATCTCATCATTAAAGCGTCAGCATAATCCGGAGATCTACCTATTGCTTCTTTAATAATATCTTTTGATACTACTTGCAATGGTGCTAAAGCGTCATTATCAACTCTTTTGATCTGTGATAATTCTTCAATAATCATATTTTTTTGTCTTTCAGTTAAATTAGCAGATATTTTTATTTTTCTATTATTTATAGCTTCAGCTAAAGCAAAATAACATTGGCTTCTAAGATTTTTATAATTAGGTTTTTTTACATAAGAAGCAGGTATATTCCCAATAGGTTTAACATCTTTTTTAAACATAGGACTTCTGTTTCCCATAAACCCGTTCACTCCTTGTAAATGGTCTATAACTCCACCACCTATCCCGTCCTCGTCAATGATTGCATTTTGGTAAGGAATGTTATCTTTAAATAAAATATCTCTGATATCATTTTCTGTTTGTAAATTTGATTGTTTTGTTTTTTCTTCTAGTTTATAAAGATCTAAACCACGCCACGAATTGAATACTATTTTGTCAGATCCAAAACGAGCTATATCAGCACTTAAATACTTTTTAGAAGAAAACTCTACTGTGTTAGTAAATATATCTATAATAGCTTGATAATTCATTAAAGCTAAATCATCATTAGTATATTCCCACAAACCGTCTTTCAATCTTGCTCTCAAAATAGAGTCAGCAATAGAATTAAGTTGTTCTCCGTATATTTCAACAGTATGGGGGTTATCTTTATAAAGAGCTTGTATAAATGCGTATTCTTTTGGTAATGTTTTTTCTTTGTAAGGTTTATAAAATAACTTAAATACCCAATTTTGTGTAGGATTGCAAGTAAGTAGTAACTTTGGAGGATTTATTTCATATTCATTATTTAAATGCCTACCAAGTCTTGATTTTAATACATCAAAAGCTAAAAAGTCCCATTCTCCGACTTCTTCCCCCCACCCGCCGGTAAATTCTAACGAACCAAATCTTTCAAACAAAGGATCTTGAGGTTGATAAGCAACATCAAGTAGATCAATTCTTGATCCATTAACAAATTCAATATAATTCCACTGAGAGTTCAATTTCCAATCTGTAGTAGGTATTTTATGGTGGGAACAAACTTTAGTCCAAGTAACATAAGTAGAAGCCATCAATCTCTTTAATTCTTTTCTTCCGATAAACCATTTGCTTTTAGGGTATCTATAGCAATTAGTAAGTAACCATTCACAACCAAACCAAGTTTTACCACCTCCGGCACCGCCACCAAATAGTAAAAATTTAGTAGTCTTGTCCTGTAGTATCTGAAAGGCTTGGTGTTGTTTTTTTGTCGGTATTATTGTCGGGTTCATCTAACAATTCTCCTTCAATTTCAATAGGGGGTAAATAATTAAAAGCTACTATCCTACTTCCTTGAGAAGTAACATCAATTTCGGTTTTAAGACCAAATTCATCTCTCTTTTTTCTTTCTAGGAATTTAAAAGCAATGTCAGGATTAGTTTCTAACGCTCGATTTAAAGTTTGTCTTGCTTTTATAATAGGGTTATTTTTAAGCAAGTTTTTTCTTTCGTCAAATTCAGGGTGATCTTTTATATATCTATATAAAGTAGCAGGGTGTATTCCTGCAATTAAACTAGCTTCTTGATCAGTATGCCCTTCTAAAAAAGCAAACTCTAAGATATTTCTAATATGTTCTGTCATTTTAAAAGCTTTAGGGCGAATGAAGATTTTTCTTCCGTCAGGTTTTATAACCTCTCTTTCATTTTTCTTCTTTTCTTTTTCTAATATAATTTTAGGCATAGTTACTCAAACTTCTTAACCTAACAAAAGCTACAGGTTTAGTATTAATAGCTTTTCTTAAGTAACCTTTTTTCTTCAAAGCAATTAACGAAGATTTAATAATAGATTCTTTAATATCTTTTTTCAAATTAAAAATAATCATATGTTGCGGTACAGGTTCTATGTGTTCTTTATTCCACTCTTGTATAAAAATCATTATCTTATGTTGGTTAGGGTTTAACCTCATAGTAGAGATCGGAATGTTGAAAATCCTGCCCGTGGAATATGAATATTCCGATCTCAATTATGAAGTCAATTCAGAAACTACCACCGGCAATCCCTTTTCTAACTTCCCCGAATCCACAAGTTCAATATATGTTTTCATTTCTTTAATATATTGACCTCTTTCTTTAGCATTTGCCTCAGAAAAAGTCCTAATAAGTAGATCTAAAGTTAATCTATCGTCAAATTTACCTCTGTATTCAGCATATTTAACTATTAAATCTTTAGTTTTTTTCACTATGTAAACCATTTTTTTTGTTTTCTCTTGAAGTATCTATAATACTTGCTAACTCCTCCCAAGGAAGTTTAAATAAAAGCAAACATTCATCATTTCCTACGCCTACTTGTAATAATAATTGTTCGTCATGAACTAAATCTGCAAAATAATCAAGATCCTCAATAGATCCAATAGCTAAAGGAGCGGAAATACTATCTACAGAAGATACTGAGTAAAACTTAGAAATAGGTATATTTGTAAGCATTTATATAATTATACAGGTTATTTTTAAAAATTAAACGTTTTTATCAAAAATCAAATATTGACCTTTAATCAAAACTACTGTATCTGTTCTATATTGTTTTTCTCTTTGGTGATATATACGTCTTAAATAAGAAGTTAATTCACAATTATTTAAATTATAAAGTTTAATATTATTTTTGTAATCAAAAGCAATAAAACAAGTAACTCCTAAATTATTTTCCATAAATAAAATCTTATTAGGATCGCATATATTAGCCTCAGATATATCTTTATTACACTTCTTAACATCTAAAGCTAAAAATAATTCATCATTATAATATCCAAGAAAATCATAAGGAGCGAAAGTGTCAGTTGTCTGTTTAAAATCAATATAAGAAAATGTAGGGTAAATAGTTTTAAGAAAAAATAAAACAGAATCTTCGTGTTTTCTATCGTCTTTAGTAACATTTACCACCATAAAAATATTATACAATAAATGTATTGATTATTTTTAAAATTAAACTATAATACAGTAAATGTTAAATGTAGTGCTGATAACTTATTTAACATACTTGGAATTCAAGTATTCTCCTTTAACTTTTCATTTATGATTAATTGAAGGAGATTACCTGAATTAACAGGGGAATAGCCATTACTTGGGATAGATAAGAAGGTAATGGGTTGTCATAAAGACCTAGTGCAGGGGATCTGCGGGAAGTTCTTATTAAGCGACAGTGAAAGAGTCAGGGATATACTTGAAGCTACACGAATATATTAATAACAATAATAATTATATTAATATAGCTAACCCATAAAAATAGTGGACTTAAGCCACTTAAAAAAGTAGTCTACAATAAATATAAACTACCAAACGGTAGAACCTAAATCCTATGTTTTATATATTATATTATTTAATTTATGAAACCATGGAGGAAGTGGGATAGCTCTAGTTCTTGAGTAGGGATATATTTAAAACATAAATATATTAATAATAATAATTAATATATAAATAATTAAATAATAATCATTGTGTTAAAATTAAATAATGGCAAAGAAGAAAATATTAAAAAATTCATTAGCAAAGATATATAATTTGTTAGGTATTCCAAGATCTAAAATATTAAGAAAATTAAAAAGTAAAAATTACCTCAAATATAATAAAAAAAGAGTATAAAAAAAGAGCCATTTCTGACTCTTTCTTTATCTTAAGTTTAGACTACTTATGTAGTATAGCATAAATTTTAAAATAACCTATATGTTTTCTTCTTGTTCTTATCAGGTTTGTTCTGTTTGTTTTTGAGTAGGAATTGTGTTCGTATATATGGTAAAAATCCCGAGTTGTAGGGTATGTATTTTTCCAAAAAAATCATAAATGACATCTATAAATTACTATAAGTCATATATACCCTATAGTATAATTATAAAAGAAAACAAAAACATCAAGGAATAAAACACCTTGAAAAAAAAATACCCCGTAGCGTTTAATACTACAGGGTATCGTTAAATTATTTAATTATTGATTTAACCTATTTTGATTTGTGCCAACTTTTCCTGCAACTGCTCATACGCTTTGTCCTGCTCTGCTTCTGTTAGTCCTGCGTCTTTGTAATATGCGTATATCTCCTCCTGCTCATCGTCAATTAAATTGGCTAAAGCAGTCGCCAATTCGTCAGAAGTTCCGCAATATTCTATCTGCTCCGTGTAGAAACCCTCCATATAGTCCCTACCCAATATGTCCTCCATATCGTAAAAGAAACTCAAAGACCCTTTAATACTAAACACTTGCTTTAATTCGTTAAGCATTTGTTAAACCTTCCAAAAATAACAACTACCTAAATAATAGACCCTCCCGTATTTTGTGTCAAGAAAAAAAAAAGAACCCGCCGAGCATTGCTTGGTAGATCCTTTTGATATAACCCCCTACAACAACTATTTGACGAACTGCTTAAAAGCGCCCGAATTAAACGCAACCCAAGGTGACCACCCCGAAGTTTTGTAAATACTTAAAGCACAGGCAATATTGCCGTCCTCTGTCGCTACCTCCTGCAAGGAGCAACTCACTTTGTCAAAATGCACCGAGTTAATCTGAAAAAGTCCAATATCTACGCTCCCGTTAGTGTTTGAATTAAATGCCCCAACCTTGCCCCCACTTTCTGCCTTCATAATTGCGACTGCTATTTTGCAATTTTCCACGCCGAACGCTTCGCATACTTTCGCTTCTGTTGTTGTTTCTGTTTCTACTTTCGCCACCTGCTGAACCTCCACAAAAAAAACAACCTCCCGTGGTTTAATCTCAACGGGATTTTGAAATATCACGGGAGATTTAAGATAGATTTGATTACTATCTATAAACCGATAAACATTAACCAATACACCGACCAAGAACCCAAGAACCAAGGGAATAATAACAACGAAAAAAATAACCTTGAATACCTTCGCTACCTCCTGCTGTTTTCTTTCTGTTTGTCTTTCTCTCTCTCTTTTGTCTAATGCTTCTTGTAATCTCATTTGTGCCACCTTTCAAAAATTAAATAATAAGAACTTAAAGCCCGTGTATCCTTTCTTTGTAAAATAATTACTTATAATAAGTCTAACAGACCCCCCGCCCTTTGTCTAACTTATACCCCCGCGATCTAAAATAATTGATAAAGTTCGTATTTACGGACGAACCACACAAAAAAAGACCTTTTATATGCCATTTATAGACCTTGAAAAAATAAAAGCGGGTATACTCTCACTTAAAATATATCTCGGGAGCGGGTTTTTTCTGTCCTGAAGTTTCCCGCTCCCGTGTCCGTTCATTTGTTAAATAATACAGACATCAGAAAGCAGGAACAAGTCCCGCCCTCTGTCTTTGTACTATTCAAAAATACCAAAATCAAAATCAAAAATACCGCTCCTTTGGACGCTGTCCTTTATTGCTCCCTTCTTAACGCTAAAATTAAGGGACACCTCTACAATTTCATTGGGAACCATTACAAAATTAAAAGGGTGCTTTTTCCACTCTCTGAAAGATACTTTTTTGAAAGACTGACCGCCCACAATTAGTACAACTTGCAGAAAGTCGCTCAAATAATCAGTCGGTAAATCGTGGTTATTAAAGACGCAGACACTCGCAACGCTAACTGCTTTGCCCTCCTCCTCTGTTTCGTATTTAATGCGACAATTAAAGGTGGACGACCACCCGTCCGAGATACCATCAAAATTGACCCCGGTAATCTCTGTTAACTTATTATTTAAGTCATCAACGAAAAATATACTCATTTTTTGCCCTCCCTGTTAATTAGCACCCTTTGTACATACTCCAAAATCTCAAACCTGCTGTCTTTTTCTGCTTTTTCAAGGTTGATGAATAACTTTAACTCATTAAATAAAGACACTACGGCAAGTTCTTCGCTCCCTTTGTACATTGGGTATTTTTTAATTGCCCGACTACTAATTTTTACATCATTAAAAGTATTTACCCGTTGTCTTATATACCCGTTATGCTCAAGCAAAGGCCGAATATACTGCCCGTCCGTATATATCCCGTTAAAGATAAAATCAGAAACGACCTCTCCCCCTTCCATTATGATTACTTTGTACCACTCGGCGGAGCCACCATAAACCCCCGCAGAGTATCCGAACTTAAACAAAAAGAAATGTTTTTGCATTTGTTCACCTTTCTTAATTAACAACTAATTAAAGAGTATCACCCACGCCCCCACCCGTCAAACCAAGAAACACCGAGATCGCTTTTAGGAGTGGGGGGAGGTTTCAAACTGACTGACTACTCAACTTTTTCTGTAAAACATATACAACCTCCTTCTTCAAAATCTTCCATAAATCCTTCATAAGTTTCAAGATACTCAAACTCAGTTATTGCATTACAACAATGATGACAAGCGTCTGCAACTAATACATCTACTCTATAAGTTCCTTCGTCATTTATCCTGTTCCAATATTCAATGTTTTGCTCTAAGTACTTTTTTTCACCTACATCACTTGGATAGTGTGTAACCCAACATAAACCATACTGCCCTTCGTTAATTTCACCATATGGTTTGATAGAACCCTCAGTATGTTCGTACGCCTTGTAAATGTAAAACGGGTATTTTTTTTGTTTTTGAGGTTTGTCGTATTTACAAATAATATCAAAGTTGTACTTTCTATCCCACCCTTCAATTCTTAATTCCGGACAATAGAGGTTATACATTGCTTGGAGGTCGGTTTCCTCGCTTATTCTAATTCTGTAAACTCTTTTACTTTTTTCGTCTTTAACATCATACTCGCCAAAATTAAATTGCTTTAACTTTGTAACTATTAAATCGGTAATTTTTTGTTTTAATGGTGTCAATTCGGTCATTTTAATTTCTTTCTTAAATCAATTACTTCAATACTTCCGTCCCAACTCTGTATATCCCAATATAAATCCGTAATAGTATAATCCGTTTCTTCTTTAGAATTGTATCTATCTACACAAACCTGTTGTAAATACTCATCTGTTTCTTCTTTGTCAGACATAACCAAGAACTCATACATAAGATAATGCTCGTTAAAGTCATCTTCGTTGCTGTGCATCTTAATTATGTATTTAATAGTTTCAAACTCTTTTTCAGCAGTAATTAATGCCTCTATCGCCTCGTCATAGGTTCCATAAACTTCTCCCGTGTCTGTGTCAATTTCGCTCACTTCAAACCAATTATTAAGTGAAAAAGCACCTTCTTCGTAAAGCATAGACAATTCGTTGTCATCTTTAGGTTTATCTCCTTCGTGTTTAATACTGCCCAATGCTCTTACTTCGTAATGATTACCAACTGCGATAAGTCCGTCATACCAATAACTATCTAAATGGTCATCACTTATTCGTTTCTGCACTATTTCAATTTTGTTTTTCATCTGATACTCCTTCATCTAAATCTGATACTTCATCTTCTAATTTATTTACTTGATAAGGGCAACCTTCATCGCAAGGCATTTGGTTGCACTCAAAACACTCACCTGTAAATTGGTAATTCAATTCCACATAACTTTGATATTCTGCTACACTCAAAATATCAAGGTTTATGTAATCTTTTACTGCTATATCAGACACATCAAGCCAACGCTCTAATGCTTTTTGCTCTATTTCTATTATTTTCTTTGACATCTCATCTTTGTTAATTTTCATTTGATACTCCTTTTTTCTCTCCTCTAAACAATTACAGGTTTCTTCACCGCATAAATTACAAGACGAAAAAAACTCTTTCCACATTTCCATATACTCTAAAAAATTATCTTTTGGGATATATGTTTCATAATCTAAATTATAATGACTAAATAAATTGTCATACAATTCAATTTTGGCTTGGTTTATTATTTTTTCTAATTTTTTACTCTGTTTTGCTACTTTTGTCATTTGTTAATTCCTTTGTTAAATCAATTACTTCATAATACTGCTCATCTAAATGATAAAAGGTAATATCTATCTCATCTTCTTGAAACACCATACCCGTATCGTTAATCGCATAGTTTAACTTTGTTAAAACTAATTCCTTCACCCATTTAGGAAGTTTATTCAAGAAAAAGGTTTGGTCAGTTTTAATGACAAAATCATAAATATCTTCGTTATCTTGGTTTTTTATTAAGATTAAATACTTATTCATTTGTTTGTTCTCCTTCGTTGCTTAAATATGTAAACTTTCTGTTAAAAGCACCATCTTCTCTAATTTCATCTATCATATGCACATAGTTCTCAAGTTCATCTATCTCGGTTTGGATAAAAGTTTTCCACTCTGTTAGAAGGTCATCAACATCTAATCTATTATCGTAACTATGTAATAAGTCGTACTTAAATGACTTGTAATCATCTAATAATTCAAATATCGCAACTTGGTGTTCCTCTAACTTAAAAGTGTTTTTTACTATTGTTTGTACAAATAGTACATCTTGGTTTTTTTTCATTTGTTAATCTTTCTAATTAAATACTTAATAATTTTTGCAATTCTTGTTATAATTGCTTTGTTCATTTGTTATCCTTTCCACCTTTTAGGGTAATTAAATAATAACTCAAGAAGAACGGCAGAAATGCCGTTTTTCTTGTGTTAGCAACCTTTATTGATTACTTATAAGTAAGTTTAGCACAACAAGTTTAATTGTCAAAAATTAGATTATTAAAAGTGTTTAAGGTATATTAAGAAGTATAAACCGACAAACTACTCATTTTGCGGGGTGAATTGCTTGACGGGTTGCTCATTTTTTGAACAACTTTTTTTTCTTTACCCTTGTAGGGCTTTTGTATTGACGGGTCGCTCTGTCAAGCAATTCTAAGTCTTTTAACCTTTGTTTTAAGTGTGTTTTTTCCGTGTCTTTCATTTCTTTAATCATATTATTTGTAATTCTATTTAACTTTTTTTCTTTATAGATGTTAATCAAAATCCCACTGATTAAATTACCTAACAACACTGCAAAAAATAAAGACAATTCACTCATTTTTTCTCCTCCAACAAGTTATGTTTTGACAACATATTGATAATTGGAGTAAACAAAGATCCTTTAGAACTACCAAAAGGCTTAGTTTTTAATTTTGTTTTTTCAAAAATCAATTCATCAATAACTGAATGGGTTGATTTATTATCAGCACGAACAAGAGTTACTTGGTAAGTATTTGTGTTATCAAAAACATACAAGATATAGGGTGTGTTTTGATTAGTTATTCTATCAAGATTATCTCCTTCTTTATTAACTAGATCTGCAACTCTATCTTTTGTAAAATATTCTTTATTCATTTGTTTTCCTCCAACTTATAAATTGCTACTATGTGACTTACTCTTATCAAAAAATTATCAGATACAACCCATTGATAATTATCATTTACCATTTCTTTAAGTTCATTTTTTAGTTTTTCTGTAATATAAAACTTTTCTCCATTAGATATACTAACCACCCAATTTTTTTCTTCTATCATTTGTTATCCCTTGCTAAAAGTTCAGGGTTTTCGTATATGTTGCCAATGACTTCATACTCATCACCATCTTCACTTCCTAAATTAAAACCTTTTACATTCCATTTAACTTCATAAGTTCCATACTTACCTTTGTAACCTTCAATAACAATATCACCTTCATAAATCTCTTTGCCATGCACATCTTTTAGTCCTGTGTATTGCATTAAGATATAAGTTGAAGAGAAAACATATTCAGAAATATTCCATAACCCAACTTCAAATATTTGCTTTGTTTTTTTATCCCAAATTCTAAACTTAATTTCTCTCATCATAATAGACCTTTGTATGTTAATGTTTCTTTAACAATTTTTACTAAATCTTCGTTATCTGATACATCAAAATTTTCAATATACATATCTTCCATTGTGTTAGTAAAATGATCGTAATAATTTAAGATTAACCGGATTTCTGTATACCCTTCTCTTTTCATTTTATAAAGGTAATAAGTTCCTTTTTTAACTTCTGCCTTCAAAATATAATCTCTTGCGTCAGGTAATAATTCAATCTGTGATACTTTAAACATTTTGTACCTTTCCATTTGTCTTTTGACAATTAAAACATAATACTTTACCAAATTTATCTTTTGAAAACTTAATGACTTGAGGGTTAGTAATTTTTGATTTACAACCTGTGCATAGTGATTCATCTGTTTGTGCTAAATCGTAGGATACTTTTCCGTCAAAAGTTTTAAGTATTTCTTGTTCTCTAATTTTTTCCTGTGTTGTTGGTATTATTTCTATCTTTTTAGGCTCTACAATCGGTTTTGGGGTAGGTTTCTCTGTTGGTGCAGTGTTTGTACCATTTGTATAATCTGAGTCTTTTGTATCGTCAATTAGAAAAAGACCATTAAGACTATATTTTCTTGCGTAAGAAGAAGTTGATCCTGTAAGTTGGCTTAAATCCATTCCTTTTTTATCGACATCTTCCCTTGCTGAAGCAGTTACTGATACAACCTGTCCTGTTTCCAAATCTGTTATTTTACTTGTTGCTTCTATGTAATATCTTTCACCAATATTTAAAACCTGATCGGATATTGTTAAACAAACTTGATACTTTCTTAAAAGAGGTTTTACTGCTTCTAAAATATCTTCGTTATTTCGGTAATGGTAATTACCAAACTTATTGTATTGAGTTTTTGGAGCTTTCAATTCACATTGAATTAAAATCAGTTTTTCGTGGATAGTCATTTTTACCTTTCAATTAATTACTAAATTTTGCAATTACTCGGACACCTTCAAGTTGTCTTGACTTTGGAGTATGCCAATACTTGCTTTTACATTTTGGACAAAGACTAATTTTTGCTTTTCTTGGAACCCAAATGTAATTACATCTATAACATTTTGCTTTCGGTATAATAAAATTATTTTTGACGTAATATCCCATATTTTCCTTTCTAGTGAGTGTAAATCACACAAATACCCTCGATCTGATTAAAGCAATTAATAGTTTTTTTAACATGCATTTTGCAAGAAGGACACCATATAACTCCTGCCTGTACCCAATATTTATTATTAAAACCTTCGTACGCTTTAGGTATTTCTAAATCCTTAACTAAGTACTCGACATCATGTGTATCTTTATCCTGTTTGTGGTTTGTAATATCAAAACTTCTTCTAAAAGAATTGTTAATCTCAGGGAAACGGTATTTTTTAAACTCCTCAACGAATAAATTCCAAAGATATAGATTTTCTTCATTTTGTTGCTCAAGTCTTGCTATCTTTTCTTGATCTTGAACTATTTTTCTTGTTGATAGTATTTTTTCATTTTGTTTCTTAAGTAATTCTTTAATTTTTATCCTAAGTTTTTCATATTTTTCTTGATTAAAAGATCTAGGTTCTTCATTTATCCAATACGGACTTTGATTATTTTTTTGTTTGTCTTTTACGACTTTTTCAACACTTTTTATGTACGCAGGGTTAAAAGATTTATCACCTAAAATAATTAATTTTGTTCCGTTATTAATACTTTCTTGGATCTTTGCCCACTGCATTTCATTTACATAAAATGTTTTATCTTGAGTTTTAATTTCAAATAAATAATCAGATTCTGAAAAGAGATTATAGTTTGCTGACATCTATTATTTTACCTTTCTCTGTTTGTATTAATTTTTTACTACTTTTTTGACTTTTAACCCAATTTGCAAGAAAAGCTTTATAATTCTTTTTCTTTTTACCATTAGCTTCAAGCCAATTTAAGCAAGAATCCCAACAGTCTTCTACAAAAGAAATAGGTACTTCATACTTTATAGATAAAATATTAAAAACTTCTAAATCTATATCTGTAGTTTTAGAATATTTTTTAGTATCTTGATTCATAATGTTATTTTAACTTATCATAATATTATTACAAGTAAGTTTCTTGAGCAAAAAAATTACTTTGTAAGTAAGAAATAAAGGGTATTTACTGCGAGTTTTAGGAATTAATATAAAGTTTAATAATCTACTATAGGATATGTATACGTACCTGTTTGTATTTGTCTTGCAATATCTAAAGCGGTTTGGTTTATTAATTTAAATGTTTGAAGTTCGTTTTGTAATTGTTTTAAATCAGTTTCGTTTAATTCTTGTGTATACCTTAGTATAAGATATGCTTTTTCTTCGTTAGTATCCGCATTAATAAAAGAATTAAGTTTAGGATCCCCAAATCCTTTTATTGCACCTATTTTAAATTTATCTTTGATGGCTTTTATTCTTTTTTCTTCATCAGGGGTAAAATCACCTTGTTTTTTTAAAGAATCAAAAGCTGCTAAGTTTGCGTATTGCTCTGCCAATTCAGAGGTTTTGTTAGGTTCCGCTAAAAATTCTCGCAATCTTTTATCTACATTTTTATCATCTTGTAGTATTCTTGCTGCTCTTTCTCCTGCTATTTCTTGTTTTAATGCATTTGCTCTTTGGATAGCCCCGTAATCAGATACTTTTATAAAGTTTCCAACAGTTTTGTTTATAAAAGGAAGCCCTAAGAATTTTTGTAAAGGAGTAATAGTACTTTCAGTTTGCCATTTATAATCAGTAGGTAAAATTACTCCAATACCCATATTTTTCAAAGTTTCAGATAAAAATATTTTAAGTGCGTCAGGAGTTTTATTTCTTGCAGCCCACTCTTTATCAGGGATCATATTTCTTCCTCTGTAATCAGTAGGATTTTGTCCGATAGCGTATTTATATATATCTCCTAATATAGTAATTGTTGGATTTAGATTTGGTAGAACTTCACCAAAACCTGCAAATATACTTGTAATGTCTTGCATACTTATTCCGTATTCAGGCGACTTCAATAATTTCCAAACTATTGCCGAAACTAATCTGCCTGATTCATCTTTAGGTATTCTTGCATAAATAGGTTTTCCGTTCTCATCTAATGAGATCGGAATAATATCATAATTCATTATGTCCCACTCAGGTATTTCTTCAAACAATTCTTTTAAAGCTTCCCCAAAAATACCTTGTAAAATTGCGATTTTTAATGCTTGAGGTACGACATCAGCAACGACTGTCTTATATAAGTAACCAATTCTCGTTGAAGGTTCTGTTGCTGTCTTTATATCAGCAACTGTTGATTGAATTATTGCATTTGAAAACAAAAACACAGGGTTAATAATAGGTTTTGCAACTCCACCATATCTATAAGCCGGAGATCCTACTCTTGTTCTTATAAATTCTCTTAATTGTGGTTCAGACATATTACTTTTTTCGGATAAAAGATTATATCCTGCAACTTTAGGTAAAGTTTCTGCAAAATCGCCAAAAATTATAAAAGCATTTAAAAAGTTTTCTACATATTTGAGTATAGTTCGTATTTTTTCTTTTCCTTCTAAATAGGAATCTAATTTACTTGTTATTTTTCCGCTAATTCCTTTTTTCTTGGATATACCTAATTTAGTAAATTCTCTTTCAATTTGAATATTTGAATCTTCTTGTCCTAAAATAATATCGTTATAAGTTAATCCTAATATCTTTTTATTTTCCATTTCTTTAATTGTAGAATCAAATTCTCCTGTTGCTCTAGCCCAAGAAGCTTTTACAGATCCTTTATAAGCTTTAGCGGTTTGAAAAAATTGAGCCATTGCTTCATAAAATGATTTTGTAGGTAAAGATTTCCAAGTTCTTTTAAAGTCCCTAATAACATTAGCAGATTGAAAAGCTGCATTATAAATAATAAATAGGTTTCTATATATAGGAGCTATCAAAACTTTTTCTAAAAATTTATTTGTAATTTTAAGATTCTCCGAAGTTTGATAATTAGCAGATTCAGCAATATATTTATCAACATATAAACCTTTCCATTTACCTTTTTCTTTCCATTTAATTAATCCTAATTTAGGATCTTGTGATTCTTTTATTCTTAAAAAACCTGTTTCCTTATCAAAATAGGTGTCTGCTTCTTTTACACCACCTAATTTAATTAAGTTCTCTCCTAAAGTTTTAATAGCATTGTTTCTTTGTATCATTCTAACTATTGCTATGTTTTTAAGCATTGTAGCGGTAGCGGGGTTTGCAATGTCTTTTAAAGTACCAACTTGGCTATAAATCTCAGATGTAATATATTTATCAATGTAATCAACAACTTGAAATGTAGCATAAGATGTATTTGCTTCCATATCTCTCATTAATTGATCTGAATAAATACCATTCTCTTTAAAATATTCTAGAAGTGTTTCCTGACCTGATCTAAATAATCTCAAAGCTTCTAGTAAAGTTTCTTTATCTTCTTGACTTTTTGAATTTAATAAAACTTCTAAATCTTGTCTTGCTGTTTCCGGTGTTTTTCCAAAAGGATTTGCTAACTCGCCTCTTTCATAAATAACTCTTTCATTTAATAAAATCTGACCTAAATCATTCCAACCATTTTGTAAGTTGTCTAACATTTTATAAGGTACAGCAAATGAATCTTCAATTAGATTTTTAATAAATGCGTCAGCGTAAAGTATGTCCCCAAATTTAATAGAAGATTGATCTTCGTATGGAGTGTTAGTTTTCTTTTCTAAATCTGTAATAGCAGTAAACCTAATTATAAATAAATTTCTAAAATGAAACCACAAATCAAATTTTTCATCTTCAGATTCTTTGTCTTTAGCAACTGCTATATCTTGAGCTGCATCAAAAGATTCATTAACAATTTTATTTCTTTCTTGTGAAACTTCCTGCGATCCGGCTCTTATTCTATCTTGTAATTCTAAATAAATTGCCTTAACTTCAGGTTTTCTATCCAAGTTTGCAAAAAATGCCTTATAAAACTTAGGGGCTTTTTGTTCAAATAATAAAGGTGATGTTATTATACCGGACAAAGCGTCTGCGTATAATTCAACCGAGGATCTAATATAAGTGTCAAATTTTTTATTCTTAATCAGATCTTCTCTTTTTAGATTTCTCCAATACAAAGACCAACCATACAGCTCGTTAAATATTTCATTATTTATAAAAGCGTTTTCTTGTAATTCTCTAATTTTTGTATTTATTTCTTTAATCTGTTCTAAATATTTTTTATCTAATCTTGCTTTCAATAAAAGATCCATTTTAGGATTATTTTTATTCTCTTTTCTTGTTGCCTGTAATGGTTTTAACTGTGCTACAAGTTGATCTATTTGTTCTTGTACTTTTTCATTAGTGAAAGATCCTTTTGTAAACTCTCTTAGAGTAAATAACCGACCTAAAATGTTTCCTCTTTTCATAGTAAAGTTTGGCAACCAATCTATTAGGTGTCCTATCTCGTGAGATAAAACTTTTTGTGCTAGAAAAGGATATTTAAATATATCTGCTCGTAAGGATAACTTTCCTCCTTTATGTAAACCTAAAGGGTTACTCCTGTTTATTTTAGTTAAAACTTCAACACTTAAGTTTGTTAAAGTTTTTACTAATTCCACTAATTCCGGTAGTTGTATAATATTAAATTTATTTGCTGAATCTCCTAAAGTTTTTCTTAAATCTTCTTCTGTTTTTTGGTAACTTTCATAAAGTTCTTTTTGCGGATCTACTTCTGTATCTGTATCATCTATATCTATATCATCTTCAAAAAAGTCATTAGGTCTTGGGGTTCTTTGTTCTTGTGTCAGTTTTTTCTTTCCGCTTATTTTCTTTTTAAACATCTTTTCTGTGTAGCCATATTTAGAAAAATCAAAATCTTCTTCTGTTTGTGTTTCTGATTTAGATATTTCAAGATTACCGCTTTGGTAAAGTTTTAAGTCATTTTTAAATTGCAGTTCATAATCTTTTCTAATTTTTGTAAGTGTTTTAGGTTTTCCTGCTTCTTTCTTTTGCTCAACAAGATTCTTATAAAAATTTTGCATATCTTTTATATCTTTAAATTCGATACCAACATTTCTTAATGCTTCTAAAACTTCATCAAAACCTTCAACTTTTTCACTTATACTATCTAGGTCATAATCTTCATTTTTTGTTATACGCATTATTCTTATAGCTTTTTCAACTTTTTTAAGTGCGGATCTTGCTTCACCTTCTGTAATACCTCTACCTGCTAAATGTTCCTCCATTCCCATTCTTTGACTTTGGATTTCATTTGACATAAAATCAAAAAATAAGTTTTCGCCTTGATTTTTTGATAAGTCAAACATAGGAGCAATAAAGGTTTTAATTTGTAAAAAAGCTTCATATATATTTGTTTCACCGGCTATATTTTTTACTTCGTCAATAAATAAATTGGCAATATCTTCAGGTATTTCAGTTTTCGTTTCAACCTTTTTTTCTTGTTTGATTGTTTTTTTAAGTGTTTTAGGTATTTTAACTTTTTTATCACCTAACTTCTTTTTAGGCTTTTCTTCTTTTATTTTAGGACTTGCTTTTTTTTCCTTTTCTCCGTAAAAGTTTATATTTAAAGGTCTGTAGTTAAGTCCAAACCCGTTATTAATAAAAACTTCTTCATAAGAATATTTATCTTTATTTTGTGCAATCCAATTATCCATTCCTTCCTGTGAGTTAAATTCAATGAATCCAAGTAATTTATCTTTTAATGACTGCCTTTTAGGTTTAAGATTTATTTTAGGTTCAGGTTCTACTACTGATTTACTTCCCTTGACAAACTTTGTTACTACTCTCTCATTCGAAAAACCATGAAAAATATTATAAATTTCGTTATCAGATAAATTATTTTTTTCTAAATAAAGTTTTTCTAAATTTATTGGTTCATTAGAATTTAAAGCATTATTTAGTTCTTGTTCACTTATACCTAATACATTACTTAATGCTTTTACATATTCTTTTATTTTTCTTTGGTTTAATATAGGTATATTTAATAAATAATTAGACTCATTCAGATTAAATATAGTCTTTTGTGCTAAATCTTTTACAAAATCTTTTTTTAGATCAAATCCAAATTTTAATAATTCATTTTGTAACTTATCTATTAATTTAACTAAAACTATTTCTTTTATATTTCGTTTAAAATCGCTTATCGTAATGCCACTTTTATTAAATTCTTTTTTCATTTCATCTTTAGATATAAGTGATGTTTCTGATGGTTTAGGTGTAGGTTCAGGTTGAGGTTCAACAGTAGTTTTTTCATTTTCTTTTTCTTTT